ACTGCCTCGCTTCTTTAACTGAAACTTTCAATTGAGGAGCAACAGCAGTACCATCAGAACCAAATTGAACGGCAAATTCAATACTCTTTACTTTGTTTCTTAAATCAGGACGCTTCTTTTTTACATCTTTAGTATCAATTCCTTCTAGTTCCTTTGAAAATACTGCTTTTGCATATGCAGCATGAGTGTCTCCAGAACCATAGAGAAATTCATCTAACAGTTTATGTTCGTTATAAACGTCTGCTCCAATCCTAGCTTCCATTGCTGCATAATCACAGCTGCAGAATAAATTACCTTTTTCTGCAATAAAACAACTTCTTGTTAATGGGTCATGAGGTAATTGTTGCATATTAGGATAAGTACAAGAAGACTCAGGAATATGCTTATATTTTGCCAAATCACTATTAGATTCTTTGCTTCCACTAGACATTCTACCACTTATAGTTCCAATAGACCTATAAATAGTATGAATTCTACCAGTCTTAGGATTAATAGCATTTATATGGCCTTGTCCAAATGAAGAGACAACTTTAGCACTTCCACTATATCCAGGGAAATAATCCTCATCCTCTTCTTCACCTTGACCAAAGAATAGTCTTAAGAATTCATCATTAATTCCGACTTGTCCTTTTAACTTTTTCTCCATAGCACTTTCCTTGTCTTCTCCAGTATCTTTATCAGTTACTCTAGTATCAAAACCAAGTAATTTTGCGACCTTAATTACTTGGTCTGAAGAAGCCCAGTTAATACAAACTTGTGGTTCTAAATTAAAGCCTGTAAATAAATCTCCTTGATAATCTATCTTTGTGAAGTGTTTCTTTAAGACAGGAGTTCTCATAATAAAATCATTTAGCTCTTTTATAGAAGCTTCAAGATTCTTTTTATCTTTTTCCATTTTGAATTGCCACCTAGAAACATCTAATTTAATTCCACACCATTCAAGGTAGGCAACAACAGGAACAAAGTCACATTCAATCTTAGACCCTATATAAGAGTTAGGAATCTTAACTAAATCTTTTAATTGAGAATCCATTATATCTTCAAGATATACAACATCACCAGCAGCATACTGAATAACTTTAGTATCTAAGCCTCTCCAAATAATTTCACCTCTAGTAGTTTTATCTATATCAATACCCAATCTATTATAGGCAATAGCTTTTAGAGAATAGCTTAATTTATAAGTTAGTTTACCCTTTTTATCAATATGTTCAAGATAAGGATAAGTACAACCTCTCTCTTTATACTCTTCTGGAGTTAAAGATAAACCAGAAGAATATCCTAGGTGCAAAAATTGCTCTACAACCATAGTATCATAAATTCTACGAGGTTTAATATCGTAGTTATATAGAAATTGTAAATCAAATTTTGCATTCTGAAGTATTAAGGGCTTTGATTCTAATAGTTTTTTATACTCTACAATGCTTATGCATGTGCAATCAACAACTATTTGAATTCCCGCTGCTCTATTACCAAATTGAGCACACAGTAAATCACAAATATGTGGGTCTTTACCAGAAGTTTCAGTATCAAATTGAATTACTTTCCAATTATTCATTATCTCTAAAGATTTATTTACAGAGATAATTTCATAATCTGGATTTTCAAATAATTCAGTATTTAAAGAGACTAAATATATCATTATCTATATGCAATTAAGTCTTTAAAATCTAAGATATATTTATATTTTTCAAAGAATTTATTGCCTATAATACCATGTAGCTTTATACCGCTTTCAGCTTCAATAGCTCCAAAAGCTCCAGATAAATCAACTGCACCAAATTCTTCACTGAAATTCTGGTCTTTATAACCAATTTCAATCAAATAATGATGAGTTTCAATTCCACTTCCTTCTACACCGAAGGTACTTGAAGAAGAATTCAAATCTTTAGCCTCTATACTATTGATAACATCTCTATTAATATAGGAAATATTGCTTCCAGTATCCAATAAGAAATGTAGCTTTTTATCTCCTTGATAGAATGTTACAATAGGCAACTCTGTTAAATCCAGTCCTTCCTTGAAAGATATTTTAGTTTTTTCTTTTTGCTTACTCTTATATAAATGGTGCCATTGCATAGTAAAAATTCCCATTATAAGTAAGCAAATCACACTAATTATTATTATTTCTATCATTTTCCAGTACTCCCAAATCCTCCTAACCCTCTATCAGTATTAGAGAGTTCTTCCCTACTTGAAACCTCTTTCCACTTAATTTTAGGAACCTCATTAAATACAAGCTGTGCTATTCTGTCTCCATCTTTAATTTCAACTATTTCACCTCCAAGGTTTACTAGCATTACTCCAATAAAACCACGATAGTCTGAATCAATAGTTCCAGGAGTATTTAATACTGTAATTCCCTTCTTAAGTGCAAGACCGCTGCGAGGCCTAACTTGAGCCTCATATCCCTCTGGTACTTCTATATATAGTCCAGTATTAATAAGTTTTCTTTCACCGGGCCATATCATTATACTTTCAGAACCATCAAGATATGCTCTCAAATCTAATCCAGCAGCACCTTCTGTTTCATAGGCAGGAAGTGGATTGTTAGATTGATTATAAATTTTTACATTTATTGGTATCTTTGCTAAAACTTTCATTTTTCAAATATAAAGTACAATGACATATATTATTTTCTCTGTATTCCTTACAAGGACAAGTTCTCTCTTCTACAGTTTTTCCAGGATTGTCACAAGGACATTCACCATTATTAAGCTCTATTCTTTTCAATATGGCATTGACAATTTTATCATTAGGATTTAACTCCCAACCTTCTTTTCTAAGAATCTTTATCATTTTCTTTCCAAAATTTATCTGTAGTATCATACCATACATGAAAATCAGCATCTAATTTTTTCATACTAGATCCTCTAGTATAGAAACGTTGATTAGTAGTGGGGCTACTTAATGGACCACACTCTTCTATATAAGGACCAGTCTTAATATAATCAAATACTTGACATATAGGTCTATCCATAGAAGGACGAAAGCTAAGTCCAGTATACCAAGCAGTCTTTAAATGGTGATTCTTCCGAACATGCTGTGCAAGAGTATGTAAATAAGGAATATCATTGTCTCCTCCTAAGAAACATACACAAGTAACTCCAGAGTTAGATTCAATAATCTTATCTAATATCTGAGTTGTAAGAATTGTCCCTATGTCTTCTTGTAAATAAGAAGAGTGGCAGCCCTTACATCTGTGAGGACAGCCACTCAAATTTATACAAAGAGATATTTCATCAGGTACTTCGCTAAAGGTGACTTTAAAGTCCACAAACTTCATATGCCCTTTCTGTGTACTCTGAAATACTATTAATCCCAGTGATATACTCGCCTTCTGGACATACTCTCCTATCATTCTGGAAGTATGCCATGAGTTTTAATGCATACTTTACAGCCTCTTCCATGTCCTGTGCAGTGATATATATAGGAGAACCATTATCTATGGTCCAAATGCAACACATAGGTTCTTTCTCTTCTTTTATCTTCTTAGTTTTATAGTATACCCTGTAAATACTCACAGGATGTACTAATGTATAATCAAATTCCTTTTTCATATTTATATTTTTATTTCTGAATGTTTTGAATAAACTCTAGTTAATGCTTCCTTATACCTTTCCTTATCAAAGAACTTAATAGGTCTAAGAAAACCGATGACTCTAGTCCACCAAGTAATATGAGTACTTCCACATTTAGGACACTTCTTTATAGGAGTTTTACTAATATAATGGCAATCATCGCATTCACTATTAGGAATATTAAAAGTAAAATAGGATGTCCCATTAGCAATAGCAAAATCTATAAGTTTAAGATATTGTTCTTTACTGAGATGCTCCTCTAAGTTACAGTGGAGACCCACTCCGCCATCAAGCAATTCTGTGAATTCCCTCCCGTGCAATTTGAATTTGTCAAGTACAGAGGTGTTTTCATCGCTTGCAATGTAGAAATAAGAATTATATAAATTCCTGTCTGAGGGCGTCCAATATCCATCAGAAGAATCCCACTTGTAGTTTTTACTAGACAATCCTTCTGCTGGTACAAGCTCGGTATTGAACTGGAAGTCTTTTGTGGAATGGAGTTTATTTTGTTCTGAAATAGTTCCTGTAATAAGTCTGCAGAATTCTTTATATTCTTCATTATAATTACATTTAATTCCTAAAAATTCAGCTGCTTCATTAAGACCATTAATACCTATAGTGCTGAAGAGCTTATGCATACTAATATACCCAGCAGTAGAAGCATTAAGCATCCCAGCATCTTCAACCTCATAGAGAAGCGTCTTGTAGGCAATGTGATACTTGTAGACTCTTTCAAGAATGTCTACAAGGTACTCATGTAAGTCAGCAAAAGACTCTTTTGCTTTTTCTTGAGTCCAGTCACCCTTATTTAACTTCATCATCATGTTGCTCCAATCTTGAACAATTCTGTTAAGGTTGAGGGTAATTACATTGGCACTACCAGTCTGAACTCCAGTAAGACCATTAGTAAATGAGAATACATTTTCTGCAATCTCATTTCTAAGTCTACAGCAAGAAGCTAAAGCATTGGGATTATCAGAAATATAAGTAAAGAATGAATGTCCTTTACTATACATCTCTGCAGTAAACTCTTTCCATTCTTTATCTTTGATATCTCCATTTTCACTAAGTAGAGCAACTGTTTCGCGTTATGTTCCATATAGGGCGTTAATCTATATGCGTTCTCTTATGAACTGCTGCATGTCACCATGCAGAGCAGACTATATCACAACCCTCTAAGGGGTCCCTCCCATTTCCACCCACTTGGGTGTACTTCCTTTCGGAATAGTCGTTGAACTTTATTAAATATAGATAAATGTGTAGTCGTGATACTTTCTGTTTGCTACAATAGCCTTTTTAAGGCCCTCTATGCAAGCATGATTTCCTATCCAATTAATAGTCTGTAACATAGACGGAAATACAGTATCTGTTTCAACACATTTAATTCTTTTTGGATATGTTTTACCTGTCATTGTATTACCCAAAATCCTATACCCATGTAATTCATTTTCAGATTGAGTACACCATTCTAAATTTTCTACTCTATTATCTGCTTTGTTACCATTTATATGATTAATAAATGGCTTGTTTTCGGGGTTGGGTATGAATTCCTGTGCTACCAGTCTGTGGCACATATAACGCTTTTTAATTGCGTCCTTCATTAATACAATTCTCTGGTATCCTTCAACTATTGTTTCAGTCAGAAGGGGTTTTCCTGGATAAAGTCTAGTTCCAGAATTCTTATATTTTATAGTTCTGTCTAAACTTCTGAAATTTCCGAGGCTACTAACTTGAAAATAGCCTTCATAACCAGTAATATCTTTCCAAATTTCCATATTTAATCTTAGCTGCTAATTGTCTGATACAAAGATAAGAAAAATTTCTTACATTTCCAAATCTTTACACCAGATATTTCAGCAATTAAGGAGGTTTTCATAACAAATTTCTTTGTTATGCCGCCGAGTTGACGGGGAAGGTTAATAAAGTTTTAGTTCTTTCATTATTAAACCATTCCATGAAGTCATGCTGTAGCCAATTTACTCTCTCCCATTTAGGCTGAGTGCCATCTGGGAAATAGAATTCATCAAACAGTGCATGCCAATAGTTTGAATCATAATATGAAATATTGGTAACAAAAATATTCACATAGAGTCGTTAATTCTATGCAGTTCTCTTATGAACTTCTATGTGTTTCCACATAGTTTAGACTATATCATTATACCTTTCGGTATACCCACCGCTTCCATCTACTTAGATGTACTCTCTTGCGAGATAGTCGTTGAACCTTTCTATTACTAGACTTGGCTGCTGATTGCCATAGGATTTCTCCCTTAGGGTTCCAGCAATTCAATGGGTTTTAAGTCCGCCTACTATTTTAACGGACTCTGATAACTTCTATTACCGGCTGGCTGGTTGACACCATAGACCACCTGCTGATAGGCTTGATGTATTGCATCTACAACCTTCCTTTGGGGATGAGAAGATGCTTCTACTCTATAGGCTACTTCATGATAGAAAGGACCAAAATCTTTTACACAGAAGTAATCAAGGAAGTTAAAGAACTCTCCAAATGCTACAGCCCCCTTACATTGGGCTGACAAAAGGAATGTCAAATTGACAAGCTGTCCACAGAAACTACTAAGGTTCTTTGGAGCAACTGTACCCAATCCATCCATTCCTTTAGTTCCTTCAACAAGTAAGGGATAAAGAGAGACTGCTTCACAATAGTTCTTTACAGCTGGAGAAGAGGCTTCATCATGAGCATATATAATATGATGCTCAAGATCTTTTACATACTGACTAGCTACTTCTGGAAACTGCTTCTCCAGTTGTTTAGTCATTCTGTATCTTTGAATTTGCCTATTGATAGTCTTATATACCTCTCCATCAATATTGGCCACATTCTTAATTGAAACATTTGCATTAGCATCTGTTTCTGACGAAGTGGCAGCATTTTCTGAAGATTCCATATAATTATCTATCCAGTCAACTCTTTCCTTTACAAACCTAAGCTCTTTATGCTTTTCTCTATAAGAGTGGTAGGATAAAGCTACGTCCCATTCCCCTGCTGCTATTATACTCTTAACAACACAGTCCTGAATATCCTCAATATCAATGACATCACCATCAATATTAGACATTCTCATTTCGACAGTTTCATGTACAATAGTGTTAACAAGGTCAGGCACATCTTTCTTACTAGCCTTAAATGCTTTCTCTACAGCAGCATCAATCTTTTCCCACTTGAAGTCTTCAAGCGAACCATTTCTTTTCTTTACCTTAGTCATATTGCAATTCTAACCATTTCATTATATTATTGTCTCCCTCACGCTCAATTCCTATAGGCACAGAAGGTCTATATGATAGATAGAAAGCTAGTTCTTTTCCTATTTCTTCTGGGTCTCTAAGTTTAAGGGGGGTAGTATTACCCACAACAATTGTACCAACAGAAGTAGTCTTTGGAAATAGCCAAACCAGTGGAGTTAGAGTAGATTTATTTACTACAATAAATCTATAATCTGCCAATTTAAAATCCTTGAAATAGGGGTCCCTATTAAGATTATTTCTTATAATTCTCCAATAAAGTCTAGCCTGTATTTGTCTTATGTTCCAACTAAGTCGTTAATTTAGTTGCGCTAAAAGCGGCTGCATATTACTATGCAGAGCGGACTATATCATCACCCTATGTCTAGGGGCCTCGCGCTTCCATTCACTTGAATGTACTCTACTCGATTCAGCACTAGCTGTCTTTCGATAGTCTCTGCACCTTCCTCCTCCCGGAGGCTTGGCTCATGATTGTCCTATAAGGATGTTCCATGAATTCACGAGGTTTGTTATTATTGCAGATTACTCTGCCGGATTACCAAGTTGTAAGTATTTATTATATTTTCGTTCTAAATAAATTGTAGCATCTGTATATAAGTAGTCAAGAATTTTTTTACAAACCCTCCTTCCGCACCAAGAGATAGCTTTTGCAAAGGAAGTTCCTCTATCTCTCAACTTGGTTTTTACTACTCCTGTATTGTTACAAATAATTTCTTGAATTTTTAAAATTACAGACTCTTTCCCTACAAAGTTTAATTGATATTGTTTGCCCCTAACTCTATCTTTTCTTGAAGTAATAGATATACAACCATCTCCATCAAAGTATCCCCGTATAAAATGAGAATAATATTTTTCTTCTATATTTGGAAACTCTAATAAATATGTTTTTCCTTGCACACACCCTAATTTAGCTAAGCTTTCACTAAATTTAAGGGAGCAAATATTGAGTTCACTATATTTACCCAACTTGCCGTTAGCAGTATTTTTATTAACTTCATAGATAGGAGTATCTGTCTTTAGAAAGATTTTTAATTTCTCTAATAAGCCAGAATCCTCTTGTTGAATTCTAATTGCTACACAAGACTTTGTTTCATGGTTATATCCATCTGCCATAATAAAGCCTAACCAATAGGCTTTCTCTTGACTATCTATGCATGAAAAAGCATCATTATCCAAAGAATATTTTTTATTAGATTCTGATAATTTATATCTATATCTTTTCATATCCCTTGTTGTGGATACTCCTAAATCGTGTAGCTTCTTTCTAAGGGCCATGTATCCTTTAGTGTTTTGTGCTATCTTAGCTATATCGGCTAAACTATTACCCTCCAGATAAAGCCTTTTAATTTCTTCGTCTGTAATTTTAAATTCTTTCTTATTCATCTCTCTTGTTTTTACAAATATAGTAGTAAATACTTATAATTCCAAGAGTGTGCTATATTTTATTTATGATTATATAATAATATATCTTAATAATCCCATTGAACAAAAGACTTATAGAAATCCCACTCAGTATGAGAAGATGTCTTTAAATCTATAGGATAGATTGTCTTCTCTGGATGGTTTACTAAAAGTAAATCACTCATACATCTATAATCTATATTATTTAAAGTAGCCTTAAACTTTAATTGATATAAATGTTCAATAGAATCATCAAATGGGTTATCAGGAGCAAAATACCTTTGTGTTGCAGGAGACTCTCTAAGAGCTCTTACAGCAGTTAACACTTCATTATAAGTATCACTACTTAGAACTACTTTATCTTCCGCAAGAAATAAAAGATTATAATATTCTTCTCCCTTTTCTTTAATAACTTTAGCTCTAGTTTCTGGCTTCCAATTATTCTGATAGTTATAATTAGCTGCTCTTTCAACAATCTCAATGTCAGATATACTACTTAAAGTTCTATGAGTAACATGGAACTCTTTAAAGCAATCTTTGACAATTTTAATAATTGTATCTGGGACTTCTGGGAAATCTGCTACAAAGAATCTTTCATTAAACTCTTCTTGTCCTCCAGTAATAAGGGCATCTACTGCACTTCCAAAAGTTAAAGATGGAGTATCTTTCTTATCATATAAAGACTCAAGACAATTAAATCCTCCTCTCTCATATGTGGCTAATGCAGAATAACTAAGTGCTGGGTCTTCTCTGTATACAGATTCTGGCACATCCCAACTAATATCCTTCAAAGATTTTTCTCTCATTATTAATTTTCCTCCTCATTTTCATCTTCATCTTCATCTTCATCATCTTCAAAATTACCTCCAAGCTCCTCTTCATAGGGAGGATAAATAAGATAGTAGTAATCTTCACATGCCATAGCAAGCTCAGCTAACTTATCAGCATCTAAAGTTTTATATTTTACATTATGTAATTTATACCTTTTCCAAGCTGATAAAGTTAAATCCTTTAAAGACTCCCAATCTCTATTGTTATAGAACTTATAGGCATAAGGGATATCTGATTTTGGCAAAGCGGGGATTAGATCTTTAATTATTTGTAGTAGACTCGGCATAATCCTCAATAATTTTTAAAGCTTGAAGCATTTGTCTTTTTGTATAAATCTCAAAGAAAATAGACCTTTTGCCCTCCTTTAAAAATTTATCATCAAGAAACTTTCTAAACATCTTCTTCTTTATGTAAAACACATCATTCTCAAATCCTTTAACTTCAATCCAAACATCTATATTATTTTTTATAAAATGAAAATCTGGAGTATACCGTATGCCTACGACTTTATCAGATTTTAATACAAGAATCTTTGGAGTATTAGTACCAGGATTTTGAAGTTCATTCCGTTTTTGTTGCTGTTTATCAGTTTCTTGGTCATAAAAAGGAGTTATAGGGGTAAATCCATCCCAAAGAGTAAAGGTGTACTTTTCATACTCTGGTGTAATTCCGTTATTCACAAGAGTTCTATAAATCATCTTTTCTGTTTGAGATTTAAATGTAATTCCCTTTATCTTTGAAGCAGTAGCATTTCTAATTTTTTTATTTGCAGCTAGAAAACACTTCTCAATTGCAGTAAGGGAATTCATTATACCATACAATACTTTCATTATATTGATTCTTAAGATATTTATTTACCTCATAAAATACATTAGAGGGCATTACTTGATTATTTCGTGCATAAAAAGCAGGATGATTTTCTTTTAATATATAGTTATACTTTTTATTTATATAGGGTTCAAATGTTTGAGCCTGCTTTCCAAATAGCACGAAAATATAACTCCCATTATTTGATATTTTCTTTATAAACTGTGAAATAAAGGGTCTCCACAATTGAGTGTGAGACCCTATTTTATTTATTTCTACAGTTAAAGCTGAATTGAGCATTAGAATACCTTGATTAGCCCAACTCTCTAAAGTTATATCAAATTCTATAGGATAATTATGAGGTATAGAATAGTCTATAGCTGCCTCTTTGATGACTTTTAAAGATGGGGATAAATCTTTATCTTTAGTGGATGCCTTATTTCCAAATAGTATCCCTGTGGCTACATCCTTTTGTGGGTAAGGGTCTTGCCCTAAAAACACTACTTTGCAATTATTAAAAGTACAAAGCTTAAATGCTTTAAACACTTCCTCTTTATGAGGACAAATATATTTAGAATCAATACTATTAAGAATTCTAAATAGTACCTTGGTGTCTATAAATTTATCCCAATCTTCTAACATTACTGTCTATATTAAGGAATTTGTGACATTAAGACATCAAAATTTGCGGCCAGTGAATCATTAATTCCTTTATCAGAAGGAATCCCTGAATCTGGGAAGCTGGGCTTAATGAGGTAGTCAGAACAATCATCAATAGCTACTTTATAGACAGTAGAGTTAGTCCCTCGAGAAAGATAAAAGGCTGTTCCCTTTCTTGCAATAGATTTACATACAGGATCATCTGTGTCTGTAAATACCTTGGGGTGTAAATGTAAAGTATACTCCCTACTTCTTGCACAAAGACCACTAGATTGGTCATAAGATACCCGTGTTGTTGAAAATAGTAAAGGAGTAAAGTCTTTATCTAAAATCATCCCTTTATTCCCATAGTACTCTTCATTCTTTACTGAAGTTACTTTAGCAAGACAAGCCTCATCAGTTTTATAGCACAGATATTTCAATATAGTCTCAGCTCCTGTACATGAGGTCCTACCTAATACTATAGAAAAAGGGACTACTACAATAGTTTCATCTTCTATAACTTCAGTAAGAAATAATCGTGTGACTCTATTTTCTGCAAAAGAAGGAATAGTACAGCCTTTAGGATTAATAGTAAATCTCACCATTAGTGAATACATACTATTAAAGCTATTAACGTCTTCAAAATGTCCAAGATTCACTGTTGAATCTGCTAGGTCCATCATTAATGCTCGATAACTATTACTAAATTCCATTACGCATTAACTTTAAAGAACATGGTTTCTGCAGTATACTCAGTATAGAATGGCAAATCCCTAGGTATTAGGGGGTCACATTCATTAGCACAGAAATTAACAAATAGATTAACTATTAATGCTCCAATCATGGCTGCCATAAAAGAAGTTTGTTTATAACTACATATAGTTTCATCAGCTTCTTCATCAGAGAATAAAAACTCTCTCCTATACCTTTCCTGATTGAATACATCATCTCCAGTTATACAAAATATCTGAAGACTTTCTGCTGCTAAACGACCATCAATGAATAGACATTTCTTTTTATTTATGTCAGCTTGGTTGTCGACGTAGTCTTTCCACTTATAAAAGAATAGCTTTCTAGCTTCCATATTATCAAACCCACAAATCATAATATTTGTAGGTGAAGTGGTATCTGAAAATCTTGAATTAACAGCCGCTGTACTATAATAATCTGAGTACATAGACATAAATCGTGCAATAGAGTATGCTTTAGATTCCCCAATATCATTTCTACCATAAAGCTGTCCTGACATATTTGCAGCTTCTACAGTATCATTATCATATATAATTAATCTATAAGGAGCCAACCTTGAAAGAAGAAATGCTACATAACTTCCTATCCCTCCAACTCCCGCTAAAGTAATCGTCTTAGACTGTATGTTCTCATACCAAGCAGCTCCACTAAATCTACTAGTAGTTTCTGATACTAAGATACTTTGAGAGTTTTCTGGAATTAAATCATTAGGAACCTCCTCTCCCTCAGAAGTACTTTCTGATTCTGTAGAGTCAGTAGTAGTAGACTCTGCTTGCACATCAGAAGATTCAGATGCTATATCACTTGCTACTTCGTATACATTAGTGGCTTCTTCTGTATTCTCTGAAGGAACATCTGTGGTATCCCAAGGAAGTGGTTGAGAAGTACTAGATTCTGTAGTACCTTCATTATTATGAGCACTTTGATATTCTGATAAAGCCCTTGCTATAATGGCATCAATTTCTTCAGATACTCTAGACCCTGTCGACATAGCTGGTAAATAAATTTATATATTCATTAATATAGTAATTAGTCGGAAGTTTCTTAAGAGCTTCTATAGTCTTCTTGCAAATCTCCTCAGCAACTTCAGACTCGTCCAAAGAGGGGTCATCTACTGAATACCATATGAGATATTCAATGAAATCTATCGCCCAGTTCTTAAACAAGAAATGGTTATCTTTCTCTTCATCACCAAATCTTTTATTAAACCTCTGAGTCATATTACTGAGCAGCTTTTTCTTAGAATCTTCATCAAGTTTAGTTACAGTAACACTTCCAGTGATAAGTTGATTCACTATTTCACTTATTAACTTATCATTAACTGCGTTTTCCAAAGAAATTATATCTCTAAAACTTTTTGTTATAGAACTTGACTTAGAAAAGTCTGATTTATTATCAGGAAAATTCTTCCAATCAAACTCATAAGGAGTAGAGTAAGACTCATTCCATTTATATGCAGGAGTAGAAGGAGTAGGAGTGGATTTAGAAGTTTTAGCTTCCTTAATTTCTTCAAGCCTATCTGCCACCTCTTTAAACTCAGTTTTTGGATCTCTCTCAAATATAACATCTAGATTGAAGTACTCTATTTCTTCTCCTTCTACCACCTCCTTCTCAGAGGGCTTAACTGTACCATCAAAACTTTCATAAGAGAATTCTTTGGTAGTAGTATACTTTACCTTTCTGGTTATAGCTGCTGTATAAGAACCCTCATTATTAACTATAAGAGAAACAAAATGATTTCTCTCAGAACCTTCCTCTTTAAGGGTAGCGGTATCAGTACCACTAAAGAAGGTTGCCATATTATTATGAGAATGTATTAGACCCATTTTACAATCGAGGAGCTCTGGATTATTAGTCATATAACTGATAACATCTGGAGACATATCAAATTCTGTGTAAGTAGTAGTTCCAATATCCATAGGAAATACATCCACACAATGAATCTCTAAGGACCCATCTTCAAAGTTTCCAGTAGGAGTATAGAATAATACCCCAGACCATTCTGTATTCCAAATTTTCTCACACAAGAATCTTATAAGCCTTTCAACTTTTTCAGGAATGATTATTTTATAAGAATCTGATTTCTTGGTGAGTGGAGTTACTGTATTTGCTGTTTCCATAAGTGAAATTAACTGTATTAAGTATTATAGTTATTATATAATCTGCGATATCCTTAGCGAGGAGATATACATCATTATTCTCTTGAGAAGAACTTTGTGAATCATCAATGACTAGCCTTATCTCTCGGCCTTTAAAGGTACAAATCTTTTCGCCAATATAGTCTCTATAATTTACGTCTGAATTTGTAAGCCGGGGAGATATAAAAGCACCATTAAGAAACTTAGCCCTTATTAGTATACCAGAATCGTACAAATCTGAGAATGTTCTTGATACCTTTCTTTCTACTATTTTCTTATTATACCATTTAATAAATAAATTACTTATTTTAGTATAATACTCTGTAGCAGACATTCCTAGAATATATCCTCCATCATAGCTAAATCTTAACATCCGACTATCAATTACGCATCTAATAAATTCTTTTAATAGCTCCTTTGGAAATGGGCCATCATGATCACATCTAGCATCAATAAAAGACCATTCTCCCACATATGCTACTGTACGGAATATAGGACGACATCCTACATTAGTATCTACATCAACAACACTTTCAAGTCTATGGTAAGGTGTTCCAGAAATAGACTCTACACACATGAATTTATCTAGTTCCAGACAGAACAGTCTCCAAAGGTCCTCATCAAAATCTACAGCTAAAGAGCATATAGTTCTATTAATAGGGCCACTTCCAGTACAAGGAGTTTGGAATTCTTGGAAATTCCATGTGGGGATATCACAAATATGACTATGCATATAATTCCATCTAAAATGTAACAAAGGATATTCTGCTCTATTTAGTGTAAACTTTCCTATAATTTTCCCCTGCAAATCAAAAACTACTTTTGCATAAAGTTCATTTACCTCAATAGATTTATCATATTCATTAGTAATTGTTACATGAGGAAAATGTACAAGAATAAATTTATTATTAGGTGCTGTGTAAGATGCTATGAAGTTACTAATCCTAGAAGCCTTTGAATCTTTTGGGAGTTTCTCCTCTACTTCTTCTAAAGTAGGAAATCCTTGCATGTCTACCCTATCTTCCCCGAAGAATTCATTGAATATATTTAAAATCCGCAATGGTTTATCCATCGCCAGATTATACTCAGTTTCTAATGCTCCCATAATAATTAAAAATAGTGGTAGGATTTCTCCTACCACTATTGTAATTTAATAATTAATTAAGAAAATTAAACATTCCGTCAAGCTCCTCTTCAGAATAGGGGCTCTTGTTCTCCTTCTGAGAACCATCATTATCAAGAATACTGCGTACCTTATCAGCATCCTCCTTATAAAGTACCTCATCCTCCTCAAGGATGTCTATAAGTACACGGAGAGCTTCCTCAACAGGGTCCTTCTCTACAAGAGCAGCCTGAGCATCCTCAATAAGAGACATCAGCTCAGAGTTCTTGCACTGAGTAAAGTTCTTTCCATAGGTCTGACGGCAAGTATCCTGCAGGTTAAGTTCAGCAATGGTATCATAGAGAGCCTGCCTGGTCTCAGGAAGATAGGAACCACTCTTAATCTTCTTATTGGGGGTAGTGAGCATGAAAACCAGCTCATTAGTGATAACTCCCTTATAAGGAACATCATGAGGAAGAATAGCCTCATCAGTGAGCAACTCAGTATGAGAAAGTCCCTCATAGAAAGTCATGTCCTCATAATCAATGTTGTTAGCGGTGAGATCCCTCTTCAGTTCAGCAAGAGTAGTAGCTGCAGAATTGATGACATACTTGTTCTGATTCTTCGTAGAAACGATGGTAATATTACGTGCTTCCATAATTAAATTAATTAGTTTTAAATAAAGGTAAAATTATATTTTTAAATTTTTGTTTGTCTCGAAGATGATGATAGAGGTCCGAGACATCTTTCCCTCCATCAAATTTTGGTAATACGATATTATTAAATCCTGTTAATTTACTTAACTTTTCTCCGTCTATTAATCCTGCTTCATCACAGTCAAATAAAATAAATACTTGTTTATATCTTTTCTTAAGTTCATTAACAGCAGTATTACTCATTTTATAGCCTTCCCCTTGAGTAGCTAAACTAGGAATTCCAGTATTGGACCATAAACATAGTGCATCTTTTAGTGATGAACATATACAGATTTTATCTCCAGTTAGAGGAACTTTGGTCCATAAACTAATAACAGAACTATCTGTACTAGTACACCATTTAAATCCTTTTTTATTAAATGGTTGATATATTTTAATACTGACTCTTCCTTCTTTCTTTTCAATGAAGGCATATGCGTATTTATCAGCTCCAAAAGTATATTTTTTTCCTTCTTTAATTATTATTTTATGAGAGATGGGATATACATTTGCATATTTAAGCCAATCTAAAGAAACTCCATATGATTCCCAATATTCTTTATCATAGGATCTCCAGTCTCTTATTTTTACTTTTATTTGAGACTTTGATTTATCCTTTATGATTACTTTGGTACTTCCATTATTTACTTTAGTAATAATCTTTGAGGCTTTCTGATTTATGAAATCATCCCTAACTCTTTCTAAAACATCTTCGTAAGGAATATTCCACAGTTTTGAGAGGAGATTAAATAAATCTCCCCTCTCTCCTGTGGCAAAATCTACATAGCGTACTTTAATTCCATCAAATGTGTATAAACCAAATGAAGGTCTGTTATCCTCTCTTAGGGGGGAATGAATAACAGAAGGAATTTCTCGTATATTAAAGTATTTTGAAGCTATATTGATTTCACTAACTTTATCAAGTAATTCTTCAAGACTAATAGATTTTCTTCCAGAACTGAATCCCATAATTATATGTTAAAACCAACCAGTGGGTTCTGGAGTGGTATCAGGAATATCTTCAACCGGAGTAGCTTCAACTTTGTACTCCTTAATAGGCTCAGCTATGAATTCTACATTTGCATAAGCACCATTATCCTTACTTTCCTGGAGAGACTTATCAAGCCTGCTATAATCTGAAGTGCCATTGCGAAGGACCATCTGAGTGTATGCAGTCTGATACTGCTTTCCATCGTCAGTAGTCCTTACTCCAAACATAACTTTAATTTTATTATTAGGCTGATAGCTCATAATCTCCTGAAGCTCCTTAAAATCTCCTGCAAAGAGCTTGTCAATATTATCAAGCCTTGCTTCACATTCTGAAGGATTGTCAACCATTACCCACTCATTATTTACATACCTCTGAACATTAGGAATATTCAGATATACCTTAATAAAGTTAGTAAGGTCCTCTTCTCCTACATAGCAAGGACGATAACCACTATCCAAATTTGCAGGGCCGTTCTTATACTGAGGAATCTCATGATTACTAAGCTGCTCTTTAGTCACCCAAGCTGTACGACCATATTTGTCAATAACCTGAATCTTAGTGGTATCACGATTAAACCTGTACTCTTTCCTTATAAAATAAGATATCTTAGTAGTAATGTCAATGCCATTGGCCCTTTCAGCATCAGTCTTTACAATAAAATCTATGCGGGCATAAGGCACATCTTTACCATTACTATTCTGAGTACCAGTATATTCAGGAGCCTTATTAAGATTGGTATTATAAATCTTCTCAAGCTGCTCCTTAGTAGGAGTTGTTGCCAGCAGAGTTACGGGAGCTACTCCAATATAACGCTTAATTTCACTACCCTCTGTAGATACTTTACCAGAGGCAAATGCCATAAAAGAAAAATTTGTATTCATACTACAATTATTAAAATTCTACTGTTTCTGTATTTACCTCTGAGGATACTTCCTCTTCAGTTACCTCTGCCTCTGGAAGATTTCCTTCATAAGCAATGCACTGTTCTGAGGTATAACCTCCAGTCATAGTCTTAATAGGAGTTTCCCAAGCATCAATCTGATTATTGATGCCAATCAACTCAGCAGCAAGATTATGCATCTGAGCATTAATCTTTTCCCTCTTTGCTACCAATTTCTTGGTATTCTGTGCAGTCCTTTTAACTGCAGCCATTTGAAATCTGTTTAAAACCATAATTGTTAAAAAACTATTATTAAATTGTTATGCTTATCAGTAATCTTATTTATCTTTAATGTGACCATGAGCTTTTCAATCGTTGGTACTATGTACATAGTTAGCAATGCTGGGTTATCACACATTTGTACTAGACCTGGATGGTCACTTAGCCCTTCTGTGTCACATAGATGCTTAAATAAAATTACTGCATCTTCAATTTTCTTTGTCTCAAGAAACTTATTTATAGAGTCTACTGCTTCCTCTCTACTAACCATAATATTCATTCATGGCTTTAACTACCAGTCCTAAATCATTTGGAATAAAGTCTTCTTCAAACATCCCATCTGGAGTCTTACAAGGCAGTTCCACACCATTAAGTTTCTTCTTATGAGTGTAAAATCCAAATGTAGGAATACCTTTATCATCATATTTAGGCTGTGCAAACAATGTCACTGAAACACTCTCAAGTGGATTATACATCTTATCCAGAAGCTTACCAACTGAAGCAGACTTATAACCAATAAGACTACCATCCGATTCTACAGGTTCAATATGGAGGAGCATAAAAGTATTTACTTCATCTCGCAGACTACCACATTTAGCTATTATCTGTCTAAAATGGTCTGCAAGTTCATTATACTTATCATACCCCCTTTCTTTACTCCTGTCAAAGAATTCTGTCCTCATAATATAGATAGCATCATCTATAACGATGTTCTTAATGTGAGGAGCCTTCTTATCAATGTTATCTAGCAGACTAAGAAGCTCCTTATAATCAGAAACCTTAAATAAGTTCTTTTGCTCCTTATTATACAGTCCAGCACTTCCTTTAAACGGAAGCCTTTTACCAAGAACATTGATAATAGCAGTTTCTTTAGGATCTAACCCTTTAATACTAGTTGATTTTCCACAACCAGTGTCTCCTAAAATAATTGCAAAATTACTCACTTTTTCATTAATTTTTTAATTTTAGTAACTACATATAAAAAGAAAATCTTATTCAAAGCAGAAGGATTTTGTTTTTGTCTCTAAGTTATTAATAAATCTAATAACTTCTGTTAGTTCTGGGTCATTTGGCTTAGGCAATTCCCTAAAGTAAGATGACATTCCATTGAAGAATAATGGACACACTTGACCATTAGCTCCATATCTTCTATCCTCAATAACCTGAAGGAATCTTATATAATTTCTAAATTTAGTTATATCATATCCTTCATGATTCTTTATCTCATATTTAAATGGACTGTATAATCCCAGTACTAAATCCGCATCTCTAGTAGTTGTCTTACAATCAGCTAGACCATCTGAAGAAGGTTTAATCAGCCCTAATTTTCTGTTTTCAATACCCTCTTGGGCTTGAGCCTGATGTTGAACTAATACTATAGTATATAGTAACTGGTCTCTTAAGGTAATAAAATACTTACTCATTTTATTGATAGTATCTGCCTTACTTAGTCCACTCTCTTGAGTAAAATTAGAAGCATTATCAACTATGACTAATCTTATTTCCTCTTCATCATCTGCTGTATATGGATTATCCTTATTAATTAGTCTACAAGTTTTTCCATTACTATCAGTATAGGATTCATTTGTATAATTTATATGACCATGACTCAAGGCATAATCCCTACAATACTTATTAATGCCTGTAGGATTTCGTATATCATCAATATAAGTTACAATCTCATCATACTTATCTATATAGGGTCTATATCTGTCTGATTCTAGTAACTGTAGAATTTCATCTGCTACAGGCTTATTAGAATCTACAGAATTTAGGTCTGTAGGGCTTATATATATGTGGTCAAGATACCCTAAGAGAAATGACAAGAACTCATCTCTTTTACTATTAGGAGATATCTCTAA